GCCGTCGCATCGGCGGCAATCGTGGCGCGAATCGGCGGCAGCATCAGCGACCCAGCTTGCGGATGATCCGCTCAATGCCTTTGTTCAGCTCCTCCACGACCGTGGCGAGCGCCCGTTCCTTGTTCGCGAGGAACGCCGGCAGCAGCCACGGCTTCGGGGCCATCTTTTCGGTGCCGAACTCCAGATACCGCGCCGCCGCGATGGTTTTCTTGCCGTCCGGGTACGTCTTGCGCCGCACGAAGATGCGATACCGCTCATTCGCACCCGATCGCTGCGGATTCGGGTCGCGTCCGAGCGCCACGGACTTGGCGAGCAGGCCCGTGTTGATGTAGCTGTCCGTCGTGTCCTTGTTGGCCTCCAGGTTGGCGATGGCCGCCTGCTGGATGACCTTTCCACCCTTCCGAAGCGCCGATTTCACCGGCCCACCGCGCTTGCTGACGATCTCGGGCGGGAGGTTTTGCAGCGTCCGCAGCACGTCATCCAGCCCGTGCAGGGTTTGCGTGTCAGCCACGGATGCCGGCCTCGGCCAGAAGGGTGAAGGAATCGCGCAATGTCGGATCGGCGATCACTTCCGTGATGTTGTAGGTGCGGCTGTCGTGGACAACCCGCATGGAACTCGTTACTTCCGCGCCGTTGCCGTAGCGGATGACAAAGCGCACGCGGGTGCCGCTCTGCTCGGCCCCGGCCGCGAGGATTTCGCGCCCACTGAGCGGAGAAATGGCGGCGGGCACGTCCGTCAGGAAGTCCGCCCAGCCCTCAGACGTGACCTCGCCACTGTTCGTGGCGGTCATCTGCTGGATCGTGATGCGGTGGCGGAGGTCGGTGGACTTCATACGCCGAGGTTCACTCGCTGGAGATGCAGCAGGCGATCTGCCGCCACGCGATCCGCGCCGGAATACAGGTGGTCCACCAGCATTTTGATCGCCGCCTTGCACACTTCCGGAACAGAATCAGGCGCAACGTCGAATTCAACCGAGGCGTTGGCAATGAAATCCGGCATCGGATCAATCGTCACGGTCGCGCGGTCGCCGTCGAGCGTGTAATCGCCTGAATCCATCGTCTGGCGCACGCCGTCCGCGTCTTCGTAGGTCAATGCACTCACGGCATCTACGGGCCACAGCGGCAGGTGCAGCACGCTTGTCACGTCCTGATCGGAGGCCCAGCGGTAGGACGCTGCCGCCAGGGCGCGTCCGGTGATCTGCTCGGCGTCCTCGCGGGCTGCCGTGATGAGCGCGCCAATCAGCGCGTCATCGCTTGAATGCGTCACACGCAGGTGTGCCTTGGCCTCCGCCAGCGTCACCGGCTCGACAGTCGCGGCAATGGTGACGATCAGCATTTAGCGGCCCTTGCGCTTGCGGGGTTGGGGTTTTTCCGCGACAGGCGCGGGGGCTTGCATGTATTTGGCGCAGCGCGCCTCGTCCACGAGATGCTTGGCCATCTCGACAGACACGCGGGCGGTGTCGCCCGGCTCGAAATTGCCGATGGCGGAACAGCAGCCAAACGCGGTGAATTTCACTTGGACTTGCATCCGGCCTCCAAAGAGGCGGGCCAGCCCGAAGGCCAGCCCGCCAAATACCGCTTAGGCCGGGGTCAGATCGCCGGCACGCACCGCCGCCGGCACTTCCGTGGCCAGCGCCAGACGACGCTCGGCGCGGATCGTCACCAGGTTCTTGGTGAAGTTGTCCGAGTCGCTGTCCGACAGCTCGACCACGACGCCCTGACGGTTGTAAACCGTGTACGCCTGGCGGAACGCGCCCACCGCCACCTGATCGGCGGTCATGCCGATGGACTGCACGACCGGCAGACCCCACAGGCGCGGGTTGCCCGCTTCGTCGTACTTGAACAACACCTGTCCCGCTGAGGTGGTGAGCAGATCCAGCTCGACGGTTGCCCAGTCGGCCGGATTCATCAGGATTGCGTCAGCCGGATAGCCGGCGATGTGCAGGTCCGCCATGATCTTGCGGATCAGGGCCAGCTTCTTCAGCGACGAACCGAGATCGGCGTCCGCATAGCCGTGCGCGGTGTAGTTGCCCGAGTCGAGGATGCCCGAGATGTTCGGCGCGGTGCCGTCACCCGACACAAGCTGCGTCTCGACCTTGCGGTTCACGCCGTACACCATGCGCTGGTTCACGTAGGCGGCCAGCGCGGTGTTATCGGCGGCGAGCTGCTTGGAAATCTTGATCCAGTGGGCCACGGTGCTGACCGGCATGTTCACCAGCGACCAGGTGAGCGCCGACTCCGGCTTGGAGCCGCCTTCCGCCGTCTCCGCCGCCGAGTTGGTGAAGGACGCTTCCTTCGTGAACTCGATCGCGTTGCTGGAGGTGGTCAGCGAAGGCAGGAACGCTTCCATCGTCAGCGGAGCGAACGCGCCCGGCACGATGCCCGGCTTGCGATCCGGGGCGACGTTGGTGTCGGAGCCCGTCAGCGTGTTCTTGACTTCGATGCGGCACTTTGCGGTCTCGCCACGCTGGAACCCTTCCAGCGCCTTCGACTTGACGACCTGCGCGCCCCACGACTCGTCGGCCTGCTCGGTGTCCACCTTGACGCCGCGCTGCTCGATCTGCACGAGGCGGTCGGCCAGCTCGCGCTGCGTCACGCCCAGGTTGTCGATCGCACGCTGGGTGTCCTCGGCGACCTTGCCATTGGCCTTGGCTTCCGCATCGGCCTTGGCCGACATCTGCTCAAGGCTCTTTTCCACGCCTTCTACGGCGCGGAGAATCTTCTCGACTTCCATTTTCAATCCTCAGAAATGAGAAAACCGCCTTTCGGCGGTTCGGGATGGGTGTTGCGGGATGCGGCGCTTAGGGCAGCTTCCACGCCTCGATGCGGCGATGAATGTCTGCCAGTGCTTTCGCCTCGGCGCTGTCGTCGGGATCTCCCTCGACTCCAAACACGGCACGGGCGCGGGCGACCAGCGCAACGGCCGCCCCTTTGCTGAAGCTGCCTGCATCCCGCAGGAAGCGTTCAAAATCTCGGATCGTTTCGATCTCCTCGATGGCGTCCGTAAACTCCGCGCCCTTTACGCTCGACGTATCGACGCGGGCGGCCGAGTCGGCGGGGAACGCCACCGGGGAGATTTCCATCAGGCTCGACCACTTGCGGATGACGCGACCGCCTTCCGTGTCTTCGTAGTCGCCTTTCTTGAGGTAGCCGCCGATGGACAGGCCATCGAGCGTGCCGTGCTTCATCGCCGCGCGGACATCGGCCGAGAGCGTCAGGCCGGGGGTCAGCTCGCCCTTGACCAGCAGCCCGTGATCGTCCTCTTTCACGCTGGTCCACTTGCCAATCGGCATGGTCCATTCGTGATTGAAGAACATCTTGGGCTTGCCGTTGTTGCGCAGCGTGGACTCGAACGCGCCTTTGACGATGGTGTCGCCGTAGGAATCCACACCCCCAAAGACCGAGGCGTAGCCGGTGAACGTGCCGGTTTCCCCTTCGACCTTCAGGTCAACATCAGTTAGCGATAGGGTCTTGCGCAGCAGCATTGCCAGCTCCGGGTGGGGTTTTGCCCATCATGTCGAGGGGCACGAGGTTGGATTGCGCCGTGAGCTTGTCCGCGCCGGGCATCGGCGGGAGGTTTTCCAGTTGGCGGCATTCGGCGCGGGTGGCGATGCCGTTCTGCACGAGCTGCGCGTACAACTCCGCACGCTCCTTCGGGTTGGAGCGCAGCAGGGCGTCGGGCTCCATCTCGGCCACCAGCGTCACGCGCTGGCGAGGCGTCATCACACGCTTGCGCACGGCCTGCTGGATGTTCACCAGGATCGGGTTCAGGGCCGTCTTGTAGAAGCCCTCCACGATCTGCTGCACGCCGCTGCCCCACGTCGTGACGTTGGAGTGGTAGACCATGACCGGGGGCACGTCGAACCAGCGGCAGAACTCCTCCACGTTGAACTGCCGGGACTCCAGCAACTGCTGGTCTTCCGGCGAAATGGAGAGCTGCTGGTACGTCATCCCCGCTTCGAGCACCGCGAGACGGGCCATGCTGCCCATCACCAGTCCCGACAGGCTGTCGCGGATCTGGTCGCGCTGCTCTTTCGTCAGCACCTTGTCGATCATCAGCACGCCCGTGGGCTTGCCGCCGTTGCCGAAGACCTTGGTGGCGCTGGTCTGCGCCTTGGCGGCCTCGTCGGTGGAGGCGCGCATGAACTCCAGCTTGGCAAAGCCGGTCGTGCCGTTGCCCAAATTCTTCAGGTGGAGGACGTTATCCTCCGCAAGCACCGCCACATCCTGACCAAGCCGGTACTCATAGACCATGGTTCCGTCGTCCAGAACGTAGGTCGTCACCTGATCGGCGGGCATCGGCCACATGGCGATCGCCTCGCCATTGGCGTCACGATCAATACGGGCATACGCATTGCCGCGCAGATCGTGGTTCAGCATCATCGCCCGCCAGAACTCGAACGGCGTCATGCGCCGGTTCGGCGAGTCGTGCAGGAGCGAATACAGACGCGAATTACGCGCCAGCACCTTCTCGCCGTTCTGCTGCTCGTAAACAAAAAACGGCAGGCTCGCGACGATATTGGCGCGCTTCTCCACGCACGCCCACACGGTGCTGATCTGGAGCGCCCCATCCGGGCCAATGTTCGCGACGCCATCCACCAGCGGTGAGCTTGGCGCGGCAAATTGGGTGCCGGTGTTCTCGCCCAGCGCCCCGGCGAAGCCGAGCCAGCGGCCTACCGTGGAAAGGAAACTCATCAGGCCACCAGGGGGTTAGATAGGAAGTCGCCGATGTCGGCTTCTTGCACGGCCGCCGCCGCCTTGCCCATTGCCATTGCCAGCGCCACCAGGCCGTCGATACGGCCCGTCGCTTTGCTCTTGTCCAGCTTGCGGTTGCCGGCCGGGTCGCTCACTGCGATTGCATTGGCCGCGCACCAGCGCAGGATCGGATGGCCACCGTGGCGCACCCGCTTGTTCAACAGTTCGGTTTCCAGCGCCTCAAGCGCCGGACTCATGTCCTTGAAGCCCTGCCCGAACGGCTCCATCGGCAGCTCGCGGCCGACGCGCTTCAGCTCGGCGAGGATCACGTCAATCCGCCAGCGGTCGAACGCGACGTACTGGACGGGATACGTGTCGCACAGGTCCAGCAATCGCTCGGCGACCCATGCGTACTCGACCGACAGGCCGGGCGTCAGGGTCAGCAGTCCGTCGCCTGCCCACACGTCATACGGCGCGCGGTCGCGGCTGGCGCGATCGACCACGCCCTGCTCGGGGGCAAAGAAGTCGGTGCGGACGTGCCACTCGCCTTCGCGCGACTTGGCGACCAAGCACAAGGCCGTCAGGTCGTTGCGGGCTGACAGGTCGAGGCCGATGAAGCACGGCCCCTGCCGGAACACGTCCTCGTCCGGCTTGCCGTCGCACGCATCCCACACCGACCGCGAGACGAACGGGTTGTGGACGGTGACACGCTGGTTACAGATGAGGTTGCGGTAGGCGGATTCGCGCGAGGGCATCCGCCGCGCCGCTTCCGCCTGGTCGCGCACTTCCACCGGATTCTGAAAGTCGCCATAGGCCGGGTTGGCGGCCTTGATGGCTTCCTCGGAAAACGGGTCCAGCTCGTCTGCTGCGGCGTACAGCCACAGCTTGGTGCGCGGGTCCTTGCCCGCTTGCGCATCGTCAATCAGCAGGGACAGCAGATCGGCATCGGTCGGGGCTTGCGTCGAGATGACAATCGACAGCGGCTCCTGCTGCGCGCCAGAGGCCGTCTCCAGCGCCTCGTACAACTCGCTACGCGGCCCGCGCACCTGCCCCAGCTCGTCATGCACCACAAACACGGGCGACAGGCCGTAGGCCGTGGAGGCTTCGGCTGAGAGCGCCCGATACAGCGTCCCCAGCTCGGGGCAGAACAGTTGCTTGGCCGTGTCGCGAATGACCACGTACTGCGACAGGTCGGGCGACATGCGCACGACCTTGGCCGCCAAGGCGAACAGGATGGCCGCCTGCTCGCGGCTCTGCGCCGCCGAGTAGAGCTGGCTGTTCTTGCGCGCCTCGGGGCCGCACAGGTGGAGCAACAACAGGAAGGCGGACAGCGCCGTCTTGCCGTTCTTGCGTCCGAAGCTGACGATGGCCCGGCGCGTGGGCGTGTCGTAGATGCCCCGGATGATCTCGCGCTGCCACGGCCGCAGTTGGACCGGCTGGCCGACCAGCGCGCCCTCGGGCACACAACAAAAGTTTTCAATCCAGTCGGCGTTACGGTCGCCGCGCGAGGGTTCTACCTTCCGCTTTGCCACGGCTTCGCGCCGCTCCCGGCCTTGCGGTCAGCCGTCGCGGCTGCCTGGGGCGTGTACCGGCTCTGCTGGGTCAGGCGCAGCTTCGTCGCAATCGACGTGGCGCGCTTGGCCTCGGTGTCCCGCATCTTCAGCAGGTCTTTCAAGCTGTGGTCGGCGGTGCCGGCCAGCGTCAGCTCGATT